TAATTTTGACTTTATTTCCCTCTATAGTTAGTTCGGGGCAACCTCGGCCGCCGCAACATAGTTTTATTGATTTTGGATTCATAATTTTATGAGTAATTAGAAATTAATATTTTTTCAGTTTCTTCCCATCCTTTTACACTCCAGCCTTCATCTGCTTTGGAAAAAAGAGCATAATCATTTCCCCCTTCGTGACACTTATCTCCGAAAAAAATCACCGTTTCATAGTCTAAGTATTTTATTATTTGGCCCTTATCCATTCCTTTTTGTTGGATATCTAAGGATATTTCGCCACCAACCAATGCTTCTAGGTTATACTTTTCAGAAAATTTAAAATTAAATTCCTCAGCGATAGATCCCCTCTCTTTATTTGTGCCATCCCACTTCTTATATTGATTCCTTAGCTCAAAGCTCGCTCCCCTGCCTACTACCGAGAAGTTTAACATACCGCTTCTCTCTTCGAAATGAGGCTCGGCTCTTTCTTCCCAAGGGCTATTTTTTAATTTAGAAAGAAGAAAATCATAAACCTCAGATTTTAAATCCAGTTTATTTTTATACATAATAGTGTCTCCTACCCAATATTCATTACCCATGCAACTAAAAATCCCTTTACATGCATCAATTATATCTCCTCCTACTTGAGTTTGAATTTGAGAAAATTTACTGCCAGAAACAAGATAAGTAGGGTGAAAAGTTGCCCATCTTTCAAAAAATTTAGCGAAGGTCTCGTCTATTCTTTTGCACGGTTCTGTTAGTGTTCCATCGACATCAAACAAGAAACATATATTACCCATTTTAAAAACTGCCTTTTATTACAGTTACCCCTTGTGGTGTCGGGGGATTCAAGGCTGCGGGACGTTTATTTTGAGGCAACCTTTCATCATCTGGAAATGTCTCCCATTTAACGGAATGGCATCCTGTCAAAAACATAAGAATCAAGGTAAGAACAAAACAAATAAATACTCTTGTTTCCAGCTTCATCTTTTACCTCCTTCATATTTAATCGCGTGGCCTTCAGCTACTAACATGTTGTTAAAGTTTTTCTTTTTACTTTCGTCCCAAATTACACCGAGTATTCTGCCATACTTACCTTTTTTATCTAGTTCGGTTTTAACTACAATTTTACCTTCAGTATTTGTAATAAGCTGATCTAACCTTTCTTTCGCCGCGAGCCCTTTTTTCTTCTCTTCTTTATCGCGGGTTCTGGATTCGGGGGCGTTTATCCCGTAAAGACGAACCCTTTCCTTTCGGAAAGTGGAAAATCCGCAGTCAATTAACACGTCTACCGTGTCGCCATCGACAACTCTGAGGACTTGGGCGTTATACTCATACATACAGAGTATTTTCGCCCTAAAACTACAATAAATCCATTAATTCTTCAATAGATATAATAATATCATTGACTATATACACGGCTTCATCCCGACCTTCCTCGTCCAAATTTCTTACGTCGAGGGCTGAAAGGATTTCAATCATGTCTTGGAGTTGCTCTTTAGTGGACATATTAAATATCTCCATTAGTCACTGGCTGGCAACAGCAATCGTCTTGACAGTTGCATTCTCCCCCGCAATCACAGCCCTCATTTTCTGCATCATCCGCAAAAGCCAAAGAAGGATTAATTGTGAGTAAAGTATTTAGATCAGCCCCTTTAGTATAGTCTGTAACTGACTTTCCCGACTCCCACATTTTACAAGACCAATATCGCGCTTTCCATTTTGGGCCGGGATCGCTATCACATTGATGACGGGCGCGAAAATTCTTACGCCTATCTGGATCGTCTCTTTTGATTTCCATATTTGGATCACCAAAGTTAACTTTTACCACATTTCCTTTATCATTTTTAACGTAAACTGAAAACTTCTTTGGCCCTTTAGGAGTTCTAAAAGGCTTATTTAAAGTCTTCTTTTCTTTTTCCGCTATAATTTGTTCAGTAAAATCAACGATCATTTTATTTTATTACACTTCTTTTAATCGCTATGTTTATCGCTTTTTAACATAGGGACAAATGGGTGAGGTGGGTTATGCAGCTCTTCTTGTTTTATAGACCTGATCCTTAAAGTGTCAACATGCGTCTCCATTACCTCTATATCTTTTTCTATAAACTTCAAACGCATATTTTGTTCGGCATCATCAGGCAAAGCTCCGAGCTGACCGAGAGGCCATTTGACTCGAAAGTTAGAATTCATTTCTACGGCATCTTTCATTCTCATAACGTCTATTTCTAATTGCGAAATCTTTGAAGTAATGCCAAAATAACCCCAAACCGCCATTCCCGCTACTACTATAATTTGAATTAGCCACTTTAAATTAATACCTAAACTGGCCTGATCATCTATTTTAGGCTCCATAATACCTACTTCTTACACATTTTTTTCCTATTTTTCCAACGTTCCTTGCAGGCAGTTATTTCTGGCCCCCAGCTTTTGCTATCAAAACTTAAGCCTTCCCGTTTGGTAGCTAGAAACCATACTATCTTATCTTTCCCATCTGGCGTTTTCCAAATACCGGGATATTCATCTTCAGTATACCCTCTTTTTAAAAGCTCTTCAGTTACCTCGCTTCTTGTCATTAACCTTGATTGGTTCGTGTTGTCTGGTTGCATAAATATGATGAAGCTCGTTGTAGGCTTCGTTATAATTCCATCGTGGACATTTAAAAGACATGGTTCGGTGCTTAGGATAATCTTCCTGCCACACCCAACTTCCGGTGCAGCCGGAGTTTAAAAATAAAAACATAATAATTATTTTCTTTTTAACCATTTGAAGCAAAAAGTGAGGCCATGATAAATACATCCTAATATACACAAAAAAAACAATAACATAGCTTCAGGATTAATTCTGTCAAAAATACTTTTGTTTTTAATTGAGCTTTTACTGATTAGGTCATTTATACCCTTTATGGTTTCTTTATCAGCGCTCCACCTTTCGTCTTTCCATGATACACAGTATATTTTCATTTACCAAAACCATACTGTATAATCCTCTCCCTCAAAATCCTCCGGAAGTATATCATAATTCTTTTTCTTTTTTACATTCATCACATATTAATTTTAAGGAGTTATTTATAATAACCCATGTTAATTCTGTTTCGGCGAATTCTTTTTTACATTTGAAGCACTGACACATTTTTTCTCCCCCCAATTGATCGCTTCGTAATTATCTTTATATCCGCTAGAAAAACAATTTCTTGGCTTATCCCCTTTTCCTGCTTGTTTTTTCTCTTTCATATTTCGACCTACACACCTTACAATTACACTTCTCAGCCATAAAACGCAATTTAAAGAAGTTTTTAAAACTATTTATCGCCAATTGAGTGAATAAATTCATCTATAAAAAAGCCCCGCCGCGATGTTCAACTCACGACGAGGCGCCCACATTACCCAAATATACTAAAAACCTCCCGCAGCAGCTATGACACCAGCTATGGTCAAGATTGTCCAAGTAATCATAACTTTACCTCCTACATTCATCCACCCCCAAACAAAAGCAATTAGGCTGCCTATACCGCAAACAAGAGTAAGAATTATTGTGGCGATACCTAAGCCTGAGCTTCCATTATCAAACATATTTTTGATAATTATAATAAGACACACTAGCGAAGGGAGCGCCAGCACCAACTGAATAGGACTAATTTCTGTTTCCATATTATTTATCTCGGATTTCTTTTAACGTCTTGTGAATTTCAAAGATGACCAACAACAGCTCTGTGTAAATACGGCAAGCTATTGGCCCCAAAACCATCAGACTAATTCCGGCTGTCACCGCATCGGAAGCTCCCGAAAAAAGAGCTAAAATTCCCATAACGACAGTAACTACTGCCCCAATATAACAAAGAATCTTTAAGATTCCCGGAGTAATCATGTACTCAAAGTTAATGAATGATTTCATAATTTATTTTTTAACTAAAGGTTTAGGTGCTTTTACTTTTTTCACCTCGTACTTACTCTTATCTTGCTCGTACAGTCTAGTTAAATTGTAAAATTCTTCGTATTCAACGAAAGTGTCGAAAGTATATGTCTGACTGACTCCATCCCCTAAATCAAATACTACATGCCAATCGTTTTCTTTGTCGCTCTTTTCCGCTCTCATTGCAGCCTTGCGTAAAGCGGTAGCCTTGAAGGTTTTAACCGCATGCTCATAAGAAATACCATCCCTCCCCTGTTTGCCATATTCTCCATGTTGGTAATGGTCTTGCGTAAGCTCTCCTTTTGGATCTATCCCAAAGATCGTCCATTGACCCTCGGTGTATTCAGAAGCTTTGTACACATTATTTCTCCCTTTGAAAGCGTGAGCGGGAACATTTTCTCCAGCTACTATATTTACATAAATAGTCTTGTTCTCTTCGCGGGATTTTTTAGCCGCTTCTTTTAGGGTCATGAAGAGATTTCTATTATAATAATTTAAAGACTGGTAAAAAGCTTTATTCGCCCCTGTAGTGGGAACGAATAAGGTCTTTTTGGTAATAATATCATTTATCGGGTAATACTCTTTTACTTCTTTCTCTTCCCATATTTCTTCACGGGTCAGCACTCTCTCATCCAGCTCGGGAATATACTGAGTCGCAAAAGAAACGAATGATCTATTCTCCGGAGTCTGAGCAAATGCAGAAACGGAAACCAACAGTAATAATGTTATATACTTCATTTTTATTTCAAGCACATTTTAGGGCCGTAACCAAAATCTCGTATGTAGTGATTATTTCTAAATTCTTCCACTGGCTTGACCCAGTATATTTCTACCCCTTCCTGCTTGGGCTCTTTAAAATAACGGCACAGCGCAACGTGGGTAGCGTCTTTTATTTCAACTAGAGAGTTAACTTTAAGTATTGGGTCTTTATATTTAGTAGTCTTGACTGAAATTTTACAATTTTTTCCTTCTTTATTCCTACATAAAATATCTGCCGAGTGCTTATCCCCTTGTGAGCGAGGAATGAAATCCATGAACCCTCTTACTTCTTCTGCAACAGCATATTCTCCAGCTACCCCCATGTAATGCCCTTCTAAACTTTTATCGTAAGCGCTTCCGTCTTTACGCCCAGAGCACATGAGAGACTTAGTTTTTAGGTGGGTCTTCCCTTCGGCTCGTGATCTAGCAACCGCATCAAGAAAAGCTTGCTCGCTTTGATCAAAGAATTTTATCTTCACTTTTTTAAAAGGCAGCTACTACTCTGGATCTTTTCCCCCAGTCCGTAAACTGGTTTAATACCTATCTGCTCGCATGTTTTATGCTCTGGAGTCTCTCCTTTACCTGTCCGATCCCCGCCATTACAGAACATTATATGCTTGTATTTATTCTTGTAAAGCGCTCTGATCCATTCAAGGGTGTTGCAGACGGTATCGTCTTGATCGGCAGATTCTACTACCATATCTACAGGTTTCAAAGATTCTATGATCTTTAATCTCTCATTAAGAGGCATGAAGGGTTTGCCTTTTTTGCGTTCTAGGAAAGCATCGTCATTGACAATTACGCATAAATCATCTGCCATATCCTTAGCTCTTTCAAAAAGTTCAATATGGCCTACATGAACGGGGTCAAAGCCGCCGCTAACTATTGCTAACTTCATCTTTATGTATCTTATGATCGTTTTTCATTTTTTTCTGCCAAAGCAAGTGGCTAAGTTTTATAGCCTTGGGATCTCCTTCTTCTACCGCTCTACGAAGAGCTATTTCCGCGCATTTTATTTCAGAAAACCAAGGGCGATTAACTTTAGTCCGGCTAATAATATCCTCTGCATAAGAGAACCAATATTCTCTTGACCCATATTTGACATCTCTTTGTTGGATAGTAACCATCTTTACTTACTCACTCTATAACTATCACTATCTTCGTGGAAGGTGCTTATTTCAATAAATTCAACTGCTTCATCCAGCGGCGAAAGCTTATGAGGGACAATCCTACTAACCTCGAAACTCTCACCAGCTTTAACGTACACTGGGGTAGCTTCGGTAGTCTCTGTGTCGAGAACGTTGACACAAAGAGTGCCTTTTAACACATAAAAAGTCTCATGTTTATTTACGTGAAAATGCATAGAAGTCGATTGACCTTCTTTTATGTGAAGAATTTTACCGCAATAGTTTTCTTCTTTATTGTTTGCAAGCCATAATTCATGGCCCCATCGTTTCTCTACTCTCTTAATCATTAGTAATTAGGTACGTTAAAGTATGTAAAGTGAGCGTTATTCTTTATCGGCAAAAAAGCATTGACTCTTTCTGTGTCGCCTTTGTAATCGTTGCAGCTATATTTAGTTTTAGTTCTAAACCTTTTAAAATTAAATAAAAAATTACCTTCTTTATCTGAAACTTTAAAAGATACAACTTTTTTATCTTTAGGTAAATAGACAAAAACATAACCATAAACGTTATATATTCGGCTTTGTTTTTTTAAGATATCAAGCTTTTCCGCCGTTATTAAATAACCTTTGTCTCTAAGCTTATCCAAAGTGAAAAAAGTACCAGCGTCACGATTCCAAAAAACCCGAGTCTTCATTTCCGCTACTCCTACTAACTCATTGCCTTTATGGATGAAAGCGTCAAATTTTTCAGCATCGTTCTGAGCGAAAACAACCCTTACTCCATAATGTTTTTCAATAAGTTTACCCGTGGCTCTTTCCTCACCTATAAACTTTTTGCCCTCAGTTGTGTATCTGTCTAGCTTCATTTAGCTGACTTCTTCTGCATTCTCTCAATAATCTCAAACATTTTAAGGCGAGGGATATCTCTTATAGAGGACCAGCTTTCCGCTCCGTCAACTGATTCCTTGACCATTTTTTCTTTTATTGAGGAAAATTCAATTTTCTTTTCCTTCATTAAATTTTTCAAGAAAATGTCTGGAGAAGCTGAATTAACGTTGGAGCTAGGTTTAGAAATCCTAACGGTTTTACATTCTTCCTTAGCTACGATATTTATACGTAAAAAGTTCCTAACGGCACGACAAAAAGCTCTGTTCTCAGCTATGGCGGCAAGGTACATTTGGCCGAAGCTTTCAGTATTTTTTATCCCTGCGTCAGCAATAGCCTCAAAAGTCACAGCATCTTCCCCTGCTGCTTGGGTTTCATAATTAGCTATCCAAGTAATCGAGCATGAAGCGCATACATACTCGGGAGATGCCTCATGGACTTTGTAAGTCACTGAATTAAAACCTCTTACGGAAGCTAAATCTTTTAAGCCGCCGAGTAAGATAATTAACTCATTATCTTCTAATTTATTTATATCTGTTTCATCGGTACGCTCCCTATTGGCTACTAAAAATTCTGGCTTTATCATTTTACGCCAATTTACAGTGCCATCTTCATTGAAATGATATTTTACGGTTTCATCCTCGATAAGCCCGTACTTGTTGCGAATGAATATGTGAGGAGGTTTGTTTATCTCTTTAGCTGCCATATGTCCAATGAATGTTACGAGACTCGGGGACGCTCGTCAACCAATTTTTTCAAAGAAATGAAAATGTTCTTCCTCTTCCCAGAAAATAGGATCATCTATTACTTCTTGAGGTTCGTGATCCATAGTTGGGCTGCCTTGTTTCAGCCTGTTTAAAGCTGCCGTGCAAGGATAAAATTGATTGTCATGTATAATAAAATGCTTAGATTTATAATAAAGATTATTTTTATCTTTTAATTCAATAAAATTATTTTTACTTTTTTCCGGAACAGGTTGAATCATGCCGAGGTCAAAGTAATCAAGCTTTAAATCCGGTATGGATTGTTGATCCTTTCTAGTTCTTAGGAGAAAAGTTATTGATTTAGATTTTACTTTTTTTATAAATTCAGGATCGTGATCGTCAGTTATGTAGTAGACTAGCTCTACTATTTGTTTATGATAATTATTAATTATAAAATCATTTAATGGTCGAGTCGTAATAATTGAACAAGGGCAGCTTTGTAATTGCTTTACTAAAACTTCTTCATTAAAGTTTAAATCCATCCTCATTATCAAGGATGACATCCCTAGTTTTTTTGCGTCTAACAAATGAGAAAGATTAGATTCTATTCTAGGTCTGTGAAAAGACGAGCCAATCCTCAAGGTTCTATACTGGGCTTTAAAAGTATCAATATTTAAAAAACGTAAAGCTTTTTCAGCTACTTCTTCCGGTCTGACAGTGTTAATTGATTTAGGGTTTTCGCTGGGGTTATAGGATGGTCTCTCCGTAGAACTTGCGCCTTGTAATATTTCTAAATTTTTGGGAGTACTCCAGTAAGGTTTAAATTGAGATATATAACAGTTATACGGGAACAAGGTAACTGATTTTTTATCAAAGTGAGAAGCGATATGTGAAGATTCATTATTGGAGCTTAAGTGAAGTAATGAATTTTTTACGACATAAGCTTTTTGATTGAAATTGCATTGACCTATCGCCATGTAGCATCCCGTTAAAGGAATACAATTCTTTTCACCTAGTTGAACTATCTGTATGCCTTCAGCTTCCACGAAGGGCTTAATTATATCAACGACAAGTTGCCAGTGATCGTAACTCATCGCAGAGGTGTTCATACTGGAAGTGTCTATCGTAATATACTTATCTACAGCAAGAGGGAAAAACTTTTCGTACAATAAAGCTTTATCTATTTTTAGATCATTTTGTAAAGCGTAAGATTCTAAAATGTGCATAATGATTGTGTGTCTATTATATCTTTGCCATTGTGAATGTAATTACTTGAGCGTTGACTTGTCAAGTAAGGAGTAAAAGCTATTTCAAAAAAACCTTTATTCGCTCCCACACCCTCTAAAAACAGAGTGTTATCAAATTGAGGGTTGTAGGGTATGATTTTATGGACATATTCATTGCCGTCTAGAATGTGATAATGGTCAGGCTTGGTTGCTACGTATAAGTTATAGTTAGGGTATTTATTTTTAATTGATTTAAATAGGGATGTTGAAATAAAAACATCAACCCCTGACTCTGGTATTACGTACAATATCCTACTACCTTCGTCATCTTTATCCAAAAGATCTTCAATTTTAACTGGAAAAAATTTAGCATTATGATCTCTAGCTACTTTTCGAAAATACTCTTCAACCTGAGAACGGGGGACATTACTGCTTAGGGAATTCATCCAGTTTTTGTAGCCATCGTCATTTACATGATTATCTGTATTTAAAATATTTTTATACAGAGACAAAACCCATTCTGAGTCGCTTTCTATATGAGGCACGTAGGCGTCTGGGAAGTTCCTTTTTTGACTTGCTGCTTCTTGCTCCTCCTCGAATTTGTAATCTGCTGGAGGACAAGAGTCTATAAACTCTTCAAACTTCTTACCAATTACTTCAACTGAAAAGTTATCTATAACCCACTGCCTAGAAAGCCTACCTTCCTTTTCCCTTTCTTCCGCAGACATATTGTAAACAACGTCTATGTTAGTAGCTATGGAAAAAGGGCAAGTGGAAGCTTTTTTGAATTCTGTCTGGTGTTCCCTGTATTCTGACCAATCTAAAGGTAAAGAGCCGGAGCCTTCTTCACATTGTTCTTCGCCGCAACTGTAATTGGTGACCGCCGTTATTAGCTCGGTAAGTTTAGCTTCTTGAATAGGTATTTCTTGGCCACCGCTAGTGAAGGGGTGGCAATACATATCCATAAGATTGTATACTTCATTTAACTGTTTTTCCGTGACTCCAAAACCTACATTAGTAGTAACTTGAGATTTTTTAGAATTGCATATAGGGCAGTCTTTGTCCTCTCCTTCGTAAGATTTAATTTGGTAGTTACTGCATTTTTTACAAACATAAGTAGTCAGTATTTCTGATTTATCTATACCGTACTCTTTGGCTAATGAATGGATATTCCAGCCCTCTTTCCAAAATGTATGAAATAATAAATATGTTTTCTTTTTTGGTTTCTCCTGTTCTTTCCATTTTGCGTAGCCTTCTAGCAAGTTGGGTACAGACTTTCTAAGTTGATTCCTAAAAACAAAACCTATTACAAAAGCATCTTCTTCTATATTATTTTTCCGCCTTAGCTCCAGCCGTTCTTCATCGTTAAGCTTGTAAAAGTCTTTCGTCTCAATGCATCCATGCATAGTCTTAACGTGATTATGCCCCATTTCATTTAAGGCTTTGGTGGCAAAATTACTCCATATCCAATAATTTTTTATCTTAGGCGCATTATTTATAGCGGTAGGGAGAATCGGAAGGGAGTCTAAAGTTGTCCAAATAACAGAATTTATTTTACTAAACCAAGGTTTATCTATGGCGAATTCAGTCCCCCATATATCTTGAACCCCGAAATAGCAGTCAGGCTTCTCTTTTTTTATAACTTTATCTATTAGATATCCACCATAACTTGCTAAACGGGCCTGTCCTGCATCTTGGCTAATGCGATGCCTCTCGTTGGGATCGTCAGGTAAAGTACCAATAGACTTCCATGGAGTACGTTGAAGATTTGGGTCGGAGTAGGAAGTTCCGCAACAGTACTGAACTATTTCGTATTTTTTTGTTTTATATAGATAAGATAAGAGGGCTTTAGCATTTCTGCCAAAGCCCGTCTTAGCTAAACTTGAGTCAGTTTGAAATAAAAGCTTCTTCATTACCAAGGAATACCGTCATCTTCTGGAGTATTATCTTGGGTAGATGGCACATTTTCAACTTTTTTCTCGGCTTTTTGCTGAGGTTTTGTTGAATTGTTCTGCTTGGAATTATCAAACTGGTTGGATTCTATACTATCTGTAAAATAATTTTTTAATACAGTTAGGGCATACTCTTTTAGCATCCGACCTTCTGCGAAAGTAAATCCAATAATAAAAGATTTTTTAACATTTTCCGCGGAATTGTTTTGATTAAGCGAGAAACTGAATCCTACTTGGCTACCATCACGCATGTATGGAGAAAACTTAAACGTAGTATTTCTCTCCTTAGTTCCATGGAAGTTGCCAAATTCTCCGTTAGTTTCAATAGCATGAACTAACCCTGCAAGCTCAGTAACACTGAACTTCGAGTACGCCTTTTTGTCTGGCGCTGCACCCTTGAAGGTTCCATTTTTAGTTTCTGGATTCCAAGAGACCTGTCGAATGAAGTTTACCCATAAGGCTTTCTCCTTCTTATTGTATGAAAAAGAACAGGCGGAGCCGGTGTTCTTCGAATTGGGTTTGTAGAACTGAATCATGTCAGTCGATTTATTTTATGTGTTATGGTTAATGGAGTCAAGCCTTTTTTAATTGACTTAACTTCATGTAAATTTTTTGATCTTGGACTTTTATTAAATCTGCAAAGATAGTGTCTCCGTCCATTCGGGTCCCTTTAACAATCACGATATTGCCTTTTGACGGTAAGGAGCCACCGTTTGAATCACGGCACGTTTTAATGTGATCTTTACGTTTATTAGAGAACATTAGTATAGTACATAGACTTGTTTCGTCTTTTACTTGTATTTTAAAATATGGAGTACCTTTCTTGCTTTTAGTGGGATTGAAAGCCTCTTCAATCGTCCCAATAAAAATTACTTTAGAGCCTTGTTCCTTATTTAAACTTTCTTCAACACTGTCTAAATGAGAGTAGTCTTCATGCACTTGCTTTAGGTTTTTACCGTGGGTGTAGCCTAGCAGAGCGTTCTCATAATACCAATTAGCAAAATCTTCATTAGCTTTATTCTTTTGTAAGATTTCTCGGTAGGGGCCGAAATGTTTTTTAATTGTATCCATCCGTGACTCTTTTATGATAGGCCTGCCTTTCTCATCCTTAAGTTCTCGGTTCATTGCTTGAACTACTTTACTTAAGTCAAATTCCTTCTGGTCTCCTACTTCAAAAGCTAAAGTCTTTTCTCTCGGGGTTAACAAATTCCACAGTTGAGCCTCGGCGACCATATAGCTTCGGGGCTTATTGAAGACACCATCTAATGCCCCTGCTTGTATTAAGGCTGATAATATTCCTACTCCGATACCCGCCTCATTTGCCGCTTGAAACACTTCGAACTTATTTGAATACTTGCCTTGGAATGATCGAAGTTTTTTTATAGATTTTTCAGCAATACCTTTTATGGAAGTAAGCCCAAATCTTATATCCTTACCTTCTATACAAAAATCCATATCCGACTTCATCAAGTGAGGCCCCAAAAGCTTTATGTTAAATTTAGGGAGCTCTCTAGCTATCTTGGATATCTCAGCCATTGGGTCAGGCTCGTAACGAGTCATTTGTAATAGCGCTAAAAAGAACTCTTGAGGGTATTTAAATTTAAGAAAAGCTGTTATAGCGGCCAAAGACGCGTAACATATAGAGTGGGATTTATTAAAAGAATAATTCGCCGAATCCTCCAATACTTCCCATAAAATATCTCCAATTTCTTTTTCGAGATTATTTTCTTTGACTTTATCTTTAATTTTTTTCTTCCACTTCTTGACTTCGTTTACCTTCTTTTTGCCTACAATACGACGCAATAACTCTGCCTCATCTAAACTAAAGCCAATTTTATTAGCCATCTTCATCATCTGCTCTTGATAAAGACAAACGCCTCCGGTGCTTTTTAAAATGTCGTCAAAGAAAGGGTGAATAACCTCATAAACATCGTTATTGGTATATGAAGCAAATTGATCTACAAACTGCATAGCTCCCGGTCTCGCTAAAGCAAGGACAGCACTCAGCTCTTCTAAATTTTTTGGTTTGACCTTCCGGCATACCTCGTAGTTTGCGTCTGCCTCAATCTGAAAAAGACCATGACGTTGTTTTAAATCGAAAAGATTTTGATAGATAAAAGGATCGTCTAAGTCGACTTCATCCGCTTTTATATCGATGCCTTTATTCTTTTTTAAAATTTTGCAACAAGCATCAACTACTGATGTGGTTCTCAATCCCAAGACATCAAGCTTTACATTAAACATTTGGGACCAATCCATATCAAAAGATGATACCGGCTCCTTACTTGAGTCTAGTTCGCAGGGGCAACTTTCCACTAACTTGTTGTGAGAGAGTAAGATAGCCGATGGATGTACGCCTTTATTTTTTACTAAGCCTCTGAGCTTGAGCGCAATTTTATAAACTTTAGGATTTTTATCGCACCATTCTGCGAACTTAGGCACCTCTTCGTAAGCTTCACCTATATCCTTAACTTGGCCAAAAACTTTAGGTATTAGCTTAGTTACAGAACTCATCTCAGCCTCTTCTTTACTACCTGCAACTTTTCCACACTCCTTCATAACCAATTTACCGCTAAGAGTGTTTAAGGTTAAGATTTTAGAGGTATTCCCGCTGAATTCCTCCTTTAAATATTTAAGCACTTCTTGTCTTCTGTAATAGCATACATCAACGTCAACGTCACACATTAATGACCCGTCAAGGTAGGTGACACCGTCTACTATAGTTTTTTTAGCTCGGGCTTTAGAAACGAATCTCTCAAAAAACAAATCATATTTTACAGGGTCTACTTGAGTAATCTGCAATAGGTATAGAACCATACTACCAGCAGCCGATCCTCTACCTAACCCGAGAGGAATATCGTTTTCGCGACAATAAGAAACTACTTTCCAAACTAATAAAATATATTCCGTAAAATCAAGATCTTTTAAAATCTCAAGTTCATACTTTATTCTATCTATGTAAGTTTTTTTATCTTTAGACTTGCTCAAGCCAAGTTCCGCAAATCTTTTTAGACAAATCTCCCTCAGAAAATCATAAGTATTTATATCTGCCTTTAAGTCAAACTGCTTTATGTACCTTTCTTCAATATGAAATTTAGGCAGCCTTACTCCGTGAAGCGGCAGGTTTAATTTTTTAAATCTAGAAGAAAAGCTAGTCGCTTTTTTTTCTTCTTTTTCTTTTGGGTTTTTTGTTGATGGCATTCTTGCCTGTCCTCTTTTTTAATATACTCTTTATTTCATCTAGTGAAGCATAAAACGTATCTTCTGCTTCAGGATTTATGTTGAAGAAAACATCGACCTTATTTTCGACTTTACCTTCACGCATTGACAAAACAAGGTAATCGAGATTTTCATCGTCAAATTTTTCTACTAAATCGTAAACATAATCTAAACTTGGCATCCATTTATTATAGGAAGTAGCAATGTTAATTAAAAATCTATTTGAAGCTTTAGTTTATCCCAAACTTTTAAATTTAGCTCTAAATCTACTAAAGCGTCATGCAATTTAGCATAATTATGTTCTATGTTATTAGATTTTCCTAACGCCCCTAGTGAGGTCTTCATGCCCTTTTTTCGTATACTTAACATTTTCATCTGAAAGTCTAATAAAGACATTTCATTTGATTTATATGGATATTCCAAATTTATAGACCTAGCTATTGAGAGCGTGTCTATAACTTTATAAGGAAGATGATCATACTTTTTGCCATGTTTTCTGTACCAATTCCTTAACAAAAATATATCAAAACCTAAAACATTATGTCCTACTAAATAGTCGCATTCTTCTACCTGTTTGTAAATGGTTTTAAAACCTTCTTCTTCTGGAATGCATTTATTGCGAAATTTTTCCTCTGTATAGCCCGTTATTTGTCGCGCTCCTTCACCTATTTTAAGGTCAGTGTCCCATTTAAGGTATATATCATCACGTGATATTTCATCATTACGGATATTGCCATATTCATCCTCTACTGTTTTAATTAGTATAGTAGCTACTTGCCACGGCAAATTAACAGAATCGTGGAGAGCTAAATTAAAGGTCTCGAAATCTAAAAAAAGAAACTTTTTCTTCTGGAATCTAATTAAATGCTCGTCCATTATTCTATAGGTTCAGTGGCTTTTTGTTTTATTGTTGCGCCTGTTTTTCTGCACCAAGATTCTATACTGAATTGATCGGAGCACATGCCATCGAAATTAGGTTTTTCGGTGGTTGTTCTTTTGTTAATGCAGCGGGCAGTTAAGTATGAGAGAAAATCTTCCTCTTTTCTATAATAAATAGATTGGGTTTTAATTGTTTCGTATTTTCCTTCGCAAAAAGTCTCAACAGCTTCGCTCATGTCTTTGTCAAGTAATGTATCATTATCTTCAATGAAAAACAGAGGTTCATTAAATGAAAAGTCGGGAACGCATTGCGAATCGGTATATTTATTATTATAAAGAAACGAATCGTAAAATGGAATCGCTAAAACTAAATCCCCAGTCCAAAACTTTTTCAAAGTTTTAAAATCTAAACGCGGCTCGTAATAAAATCCATCCTGAGCTGCGTAGGTATAAATCTTAATTAATTGCTTATATCCTGCTTCGTTTTTGATAAAAATAATATTTTTATAAGAATTTTTTCTACCTTCTTCGCTTTTTTCTAAGCAGTCAGGACAAAAGGTAAGGCGAAGGCCAAAAATTAACTTCTTCTTTAATTCTTTAGCGTTGCTATATGCTTCTAGAAAACCTGCCATACTGTCCTCAACCAAGAAAACATCTTTAAGCTCTGGCGTTATGTCGTCAACGATGTCAAATATAGTATCGCTTCTATCATCTGAAAATTCTTTTGGCATATCTAGGGTAAGGATAGACCTTCCTAGACTGTAATGGCTTTTGAAAAGCGGAATTACTTCTTCCATGGGGATAAGAGTATGAGCTTTAGGCGAACATGTCAAGGATATTGTCTGACGCTGTCATTTTATGACGCGGACATCCTTCGTATTTCCTTTTTTCAATCTTGTGGCCTTTTTCTAAGACGTTTTGAAGCTCTTTTTTCTTAAAAGATTTTTTTATCTCTTCTTTATCTTTATTTACAATAACAAAATACTCATAAGGATCAATGTAGGGGCATCTCCACTTGCCTATTTTACATAACCATGCACTTTTCTTAGTGTCAAAAGCGTAATTAGTGACTGCCGTCTCTTCTGTAAAATTATTAATTATATGAAAGCTATGCGCTAAATAATACTCTAAGCCTCGAAGCTGTTCTTCATTGAATTGCAATTGTTGTAAGGGGCTCCGAGGATGTCTCAAGAATTGAAACTCTACTGTAGGAGTGTATCCTTTCCACTCTTTTTTAGCGGCCAAGGTATAAACCATCGCTTGAACATTAGAGTGAAGCTCTTCTCCACGGAATTTATATTTACTACTTTTATAATCTACAATTTTAATTTTTTTACCCTTTTTATAAACTATAGGTTTATCAATAAAACCTCTTATTTTATATTCAGGGTCTTTACTTTCTAGTAAGAACTCATGCTCCGGTTTATCAACTCTCCCTCCCCATCCAAAAAAATCACAATTTAAACCAACTACTATCATATCATCTACTAATTCTGTATTCTCCTCGTTGGTCATCGGAAGGTCAAAACTGTTCTCCATTTGCGTCAAATGCTTCATGACCATTCTATGAATAGCCGGGCTGGCCTTGATAGTTCCGCCTTTGAAAATTTTATTGAAATGTTTTTTATGCTTCTTTTTGACAAGCATCTCGAACACTAAATGGCAAACAGTTCCACGTAACGCTCCCTCATTTTGTTTTTGAGGCAGTTTTAAGTGATAGTTGCACCAGTAAGACCAAGAACATGTTTCTAACGTCTTTAAGCGAGATGCTGAAAGTATCTTCTCCTTTACATCTTTATTTGTTTTTTCCATTCAAGTATTTCGGAAGTTTTCATACACCCAAAGTCATTTAAAGAGGGAAGGTGTATATGAAGTTGCTCTTCGTCAAAGTAGTTTAAAAGGTCTCTCTTTATTTTTTTTGCAGCTTTATTTCCTGCTCCTGTCTGATTTTCATCATTATTAAGGCTAATGTAAATATTTTCTAAACTTAAATACATTAAAACTTGTTTTATTTTAGAGGATGCAGTAAGCCCAAAAAGGACTAAAGTATTTTTTATGCCCGCCTCCCACAAAGCTAACATGTCGCCTATGCTCTCAACAAGAAAAACTGATTTTTTTTCACGAATAAATTGATTATTATGCTTAAAGGGATAGACCCACAGGCTTTTTTCTCCGATTAATTTCCATTTTATTGAGCTAAAATTAGTCACATCTCTCCCCGCTGCGCCTATCAACCGATTCATTTTATCAAATATAGGGAAAACATATCTGTTCTTCATTTTCCCATCTGTCATCACTCCACTCTCAAGAAGTTTTAAAGTGTCTGAGTTTACTCCTCTTCGATTCCAGTATTTGTAATCGGGGATAATTTGATTTAAATTTTCTTTACTAAAAATTTGCTGAGATTTAATTTTTTCTTTTTCAACTTTAGTTGTAGTAAAGTTAAATTTATTTTTTATGAAATCTTTTGCTTCATTTATGTCTTTTAATTTTAAAGTTATTTGAACAAGTTCCTCTAAGTTACCGAATTTATTAGTCTTAAAGTCGAACCATACACCATTGCTCTTTTTTATACATAAGACATTAGGGTTATCAGATTCTCTATACAAGGGTTTAGCCCTGTACTCTTTCCCGCAATCTCTCAGTTTGTATCCTATCTCAGTTAAAACATCTTTTATTTCATCGCTCATAATAAAAAGTCATCATCACTAGGGTTGTCTCTTTGTACATCGAATGACTGTTCTTGGTGCGCTATGACAGCTTCTAAAGAGCCTTCTTCGCTCACTTTAAAGTTTTCTACACGGAAATTCAAAAAGTTATTTACAAGCCTTTCGCTTTCTACTTCCCTTCCGTTGATAGTCTCGACAACCGTTCTTCTTATTAAGTCTTGATGGCCAGCAGCGTCTCTTCCTTGAAAGCGTGTTTTAAGAGGTATCAGTTTATGAGTGCCAAACCTTTCGCCGTCTAAAGCTATTTCATCTGTAGTCTTTCGTCTAAATATAGCGACGAAAGTTGCGAACCATTGAAGTCTGTCGGATAATGATATTGCAGAACTATCATCAACTAGGCTACCAGAGTTTCTGTTATGGGTTTCTCCAGAGCGATTCATTTGCATCGCTGTTATAAGTGGGGCTTTTATTTCCTCTGCTACCCTTTTTAACTTATCTATTTTCTCTCCTATGGCTTGATGCTCCGCCCAATTTTGACTAACTTTTTCGCCCGTTAGCTTCACGTAATCGTAAGCTATAACACATCTGTTCCCTCTGCCTACATGCTTCATATGCCATCTTCTTATTAGAGCGCATATTTCATCTACATTTTTGTTTCTAACATGGTAATGAAAGTATTGGTGCTTTTTTATTTCTTTAAAGTAATTTCTAACTTTATTAGTCATCTCTTCGTTATTCCTCCATTTACCCGTTTCTAAATACCAAAGAGGGACTCCCGTATTAGCCGCAGCCATTCGGAATTGTATTTCTTCTGTGGTCATCTCTGTGTCTAAAACTAACACAGGAACATTATTCTTAATTGCTGTACCTAAGCATAAATCATTTATAAAGGTGGTTTTACCTTGGGCGGGCCGAGAAACTATCGCATAAACGTTGCCATCCCTTAAGCCGCCAAAAAGGCGATTAAATTCATTGTAGGTTGTTGCAAGGCCGGTGTCTTCTTGAGGGTTTTCTCCCCTCTCCTCTACTTTGAATTCAAGGTCATCAAAAACATTTTCTGGGTTATCATCAAAACTATAACTAGATACTTTTTCTGAGTATATAGAGTCGCATGTAGATATTATCTCTTCTAAGTCTTCGCTAGAACAAGTTTCTGTATGATCCCTAATTCTTAAAGCAGTTTCATTTATTTCGCGACGTATTCTAAATTTAACAAGCTGTTTACAGGCCTCTACAACGGCCTCCCTGTTTATAGGAGTATAAGCAAGCGTTTTAATATATTCGTGAATATCAATATCATCTTTAGCGGAAATTCCTAAGTTTAATATTTTAGTAGCAACTAAGACATTATCAACTTTCTCATTAGCTAAAACTGATTCGCGTATAACGCAAAATATAGTCTGATGAACGTCATGATAAAAATCTCCTGCGCTTATAAAAGAATCAATCTCTGATATAACGTCGGGATGCCTCAGGAGTCCGGAGAGGACATGCCTCTCCACCTGATTAGAAAATATGGGCATTTATCTATTTGTAAAAACGGTCTACTTTAAAGAAATAATCAAAAAGATTATCTGGAGCTTGCAAGCCCCCAATCGCTGTATATACAGCTAAGCCTTTCTTGGCGCCAGCATAAATTCCTCGATGAACGGTAGAGTTAGACCCCATCATACGGCTAAGTTGCTCGAAACCGTGCTCAAGGCTGGATTGAGGTATGTTATCCAAGGAATCTTTATCACCTATGATAACACAAGCCGCAACGTTCCCTGTCGCCGCATCAACACCAGCGAGAATATTCTTCCGTAGGTTATCCCTGACGGCATAAGAAATTCCAGTCTCCGTTGTATCTTTGATTGGCGTAGCGCCAAACATTATTATACCGGAAGAAAATATTGTATCTAAATCCGCTTTATCAAAAGTAGTATATGCTGACTCTTTCGCAGATATCTTATTGAAAAGATGAAAGATAGAGCAAATGCTATTATTGGCCGTTCCCCAAAATTGATTAACAGTTAGTTTTGGATAAAGCTGTTTAATTTTCTCATTATCCAATATAACTAATGGCGATACTACTCCAGCCTTCTGCAAGTCTACAACTTTGGTAACAGTTTTTTTAGAGTTTTCTTGAACCTTGATACCTTCCCCACGAGTAGGTAAAGCTAAAATACAGCCCACTTTGGCATCTGTATCCTTAGTTTCTTTGCCGAGAGATTGGTTAAGGTCATGACATATCTCTAATACTCTAGCAACGCCTCCAGCGCCTGTTCCGCCGCCAGCCCCAGCACAAACTAAAACTCTTTCATAGCCCGCGCCAAAGGCTTTTTTTAGAAAATCGAGAATATCTTCGTAACGCGTCCGAAAAACTTCGTCAGCTGCGTCGGGGTTTTTACCTGCCCCTCCATCTCCGATCAAAAGTTTATTTTCTTCTGGAATTTTTATAAGAGACAAATCTTGCTGAGCTGTATTTATAACGCCTACCCTGCGATAGCCCAAGTTCCAAAATGATTCTGCTAACCGAGACCCCCCTTGACCTACTCCAACTACTGCAAAATTAAAAGCTGCATCATCGAATTCATCTTTTACTCCGTCTTCTATTGGTTCATCGTCAGGGAGTGGAATATCGGGCAAATCAATACCTAAATCCTCCACTTCATGAGTCGGTTCGCTTGCGTCTGTATGCGTTTCCGCTGAAGTTTCGGAGGTCGTCTCTGGCGCTTCTCCTGCCGTAAGGGAGGGAGGAGTTCCTTCTCCCTGTGGATAATAATCGTTTATACTTGTATCACTCATCTTCTTCAAAACCTTCCTCTTCTTCTGGCGAAAAAGCCTGATTTAAATTCTTAGAAAAACTTTCTGAATTCATATTCTCCATCGCGTCCGACCAATGGCTGACAAGGTACTGCAATGACATTGCGTTGCGTTCGTCCTCGGCTTTGGAGTAAACTTGAGGATTTCCATCCTCGTCAAAATTAAAAAGCATGAATCCTCCGCACGACCATTCGCTCAACTGGTCTAATATATTGTCGGGTATTCTTTGGGTCTCTTTAATAATCATATTATTTATTACACTATTTTATATGGATATTTCGAATTTATCAAAAATGTACTCTTTAGATAAGGAAGCTAAATCAGCTTCAAATATCTCTAAAATTTTAAAATTATTGTTTTCTAGCCACACTATTTTATCATGATCTCTAGTGATTGATTTCAAATAATTGGCTCTAGAATTATTATGAAAAAATTTGTTAAACTCTTCGTGCTGAGCGCCTTGGACTTCTACGGCTATTCTTTTGGTCATATTTATTAAATCAACTTTCATACGCGTACCGTAAACTGGGAACTCTTCGTAACATATTTGACCATACCAATAAGTTTTAAAAAACTGTTTGACTTCATATTGAAAGTTAGACCGACATTCAGCATCCCATTTAATCCTATATTTTGTGACGCTCTTATTTACTAATCTTCCTTTTATGTCGTAAAGTTTCACTTACCAATCCCCTGTAGGGTATTTTTAAACTTTGTAAATAGATATTGGCAAATCTCGGGTTCGTTCTCTAAGTATTTCCTAAAGTTGTCCATGCCTTGGTGCTTGGAGTTCATTTCCAAACCTGCCTCATTCAATTCTTTTATTAATTCGTCAGCTACAATAATCCATGCCCCTTTTGCTTCTGCCATTTTCCACTGCAAAAGCATTAACAACACTTCGTATTCAACCCAAATACTTCTCCCTCCACTACGTCCATATTTAATTGGGTATCGAACTATTGTCCCAGTTTTTTCGTTAGCTGTTTTGCGGAAAATTATTTTACAATAATGACCTTCTGGTTTGTCGTCTTTAGGCGGTATCATGTCGCCTCCGTACCTAGGTTGAAATTCTAGAATCCAATCAGAATAATGGAGTAGGGCATTTCCGCCGGAAGCATTAGTTAATTTCGGATCAGTTTTTTCGTACTGATTTAAGCTAACTTTGCTTCGCACTTGGGATATCATGAAACAGATATGCCCTTTGGTTGATAGGCTGAGCGCCATCTTTTTTAAGAATGTAGAGCTTAAGACGGAGCCTCCGGCAACCTTATCTGCATCGTCAAAACCTTTTTCTAAATCTTTTTTAGGAACCATCGCATCCATTGAATCAATAATAAAAAAGTATTTACATTCAGTTGGATTATTCATAATTAACTCTCTCATCAACTGAAGGACGCTTTCAAAAATATTACTTTTATAAATAAATAATTTTTCTGCTGATGTATCTAGCCCTGAGCGGTCAAGCATCTCCGGTGATAGCCTTCCTTCTGACTTGATGTAAACAACCATACCGTTTTCTTCAGTTTCCTGAAAGTTTTTAGCAAAAGAAAGCGCACATGATGTTTTTCCTCCTTCTGACACTCCAGAGGCTCGGATTATAGAGGGGCGAATACCTCCCGACATTTCGATGTCCAATAGCAAACTTCCGCTTGAAACTACGTATTGGGGTTCTTTCTCAAAGTTTAAATGCTCGTCTTTGTGGTCTTTTAGATAGCTTTCTATCTGATCTAAAGGAGTTAAGTGCTCAGTTATTTTCTTTTTTGCGGCCATGTTGAATAAAATCTTTGACGGTTCGAATATTTTTTGTTAGAATTTTTTCTTCACCGTACTTGGTGTTCGACAAATCATATTTCTTTGGGGCTTTTAAATCAAGACAAAATTTAGCATACTCTATTTTTAGGTAGGCTTTACCTTGGGCTCCAATAAAAAAACACAAGCTATCCATGTCGAATTTTAAAGGAATAGCTTTCCAAAAAGCTTTTAAAGGGTATTTTTTTGTCAAATCTTTGGCAAATTTCATCTCCCTAAATACGGCAATTTTATCTTTCCAGATTTCTTCTCCTATAAACTTATCAATTATGAATTGATTTAGGCTGTGAGGCTTATTCTTTGCTGCATCTCGGCGACACTTCGGAGAGCAAAACTTTTTTTTATGCGGCGACAGAAACTCTTTCTCGCAATGAGAACAAGAATAGGTTTTATTTTTCGCCGCCATGACAGTATATTATGGGCAGCGGGGATTGATGTCAAGGAGTATTGTTTAAGTCTTTCCTTACCATTCGAGAAACTAACTCTTTAAATGATATCTCCGGCTTCCACCCTAGTTCTTGTCTAGCGGGATTAGAATCTCCATAAAGAAGAGCTATTTCTGCAGGGCGGTAAAAATTCTCATTAACTTGTACCAAAACGCCATCTTCAGATACAAACTTCTCGTCTACTCCTTGCCCTTCCCATTTTCCTTCTATACCTGCTTCTTCAAAAGCTAATTCTACAAACTCTTTTACCGTATGGGTCTCATTACTTGATAAGACATACTCTTTAGGCTCCGGTTGATTAAGCATAAGCCATACAGCTTTAACAAAATCTTCTGAATCAGACCAATCCCGCTTAGCTTCCATATTTCCAAGCTCTAGTGGCGAAAAAGACTCGCCTTTATTTAAAGCTTTTGCTATTTTTGCTACACCTTTAGTAATCTTCCTTGTAACAAACTCCTCTCCCCTCCTAAGCCCTTCGTGATTAAACAGGATAGAGTGAATGGCAAAAAGGTTATAGGACTCTCTGTAAACTTTGACTAGATGTCTTGCAGCCGCTTTTGATGCGCCGTAAGGGCTTCTTGGCTTGATAGGGTGATTAATGTCTTGGGGGCTGTAATCAACGTTTCCAAGCTCTTCTGAGCTTCCGGCGCTGTAGAACCGACAGTCTGGTTTGAGTTTGCGGATGGCTTCTAGGCAACGAATAACGCCGAGAGCGTTAACATCAAAAACTTGAAGCGGCATGTCCCAGCTGCACCCTACAAAGGAATTGGCTCCAAAATTAATAAAATAATCAGGCTCGGTACTTTCTACTAATTTGTTGATAGATATTTCGTCAGTCAAATCTCCGCAACAAATTTCAAAATTGGGGTGATCTTTAAAATCATTTATGTTTTCGAAGTTAGCGTTTGCGCTTCTCCTCATCATTCCGTAAACTTTTATTTCTTCGTCAAGTGACAAAAGATACTCTGCCATATTTGCTCCGTCTTGGCCTAAAATCCCTGTTATGATTACTTTCTTCATATATTTATATAATCTGTACAAACTGCAAAACAGTCATATTTATCTTTCCAGTCCTTTTCTTTATGCACTATTACTGATCTGTCGCCAGTCTCTCTCCCGGGGAAAGTCCAAATATAACCCTTGGATGTTACGGTAAACTTATCCGTTTCGTGCCAAAAGCAGTGAATATTATTATAAAGCATACCTTCTAGGGCGGCTAAATTTTTTGCGTGACACCATAATTTATTATTTTTTAAAAATTTCTTGCTTACTTTATATTTAGCTTCATCATGCCCTAGGAAATATTTATCAAACACTCTCCAGACATCCACCTCACAATGAATGCCTTTCTCCAGTAAAGAAGAGACAGATTCTGGATAATTAGATGTTAAATCACTATCCCCCTTTGTATTTCCTCTGTGAGAGATAATTATCACTTATTGTAGTTGTCGATATAATGTCGTAAATCTTCAGGTGTTCCTAGCCCCCACATCTTGTCAATATTAAAAGTAGAAACTCTTTTACAGTCTTGAACGGCTTCGTTAAAAACTGGGCAAACATAGAATTCATTATTCGTTCTTATATTTTTATCAATCATTTGCTCTGCATATTTGACGTAGTCGCTTCCTTTTTTCCAATAGTAGACTCCAACAGTAGCGCAATCAGAAATAGGTTTTTTTTCAGCTACCTGAGTTACGTAATTGTTTTCATCGGTTTTGGCGTAAGACCATTTAGGGTGAGTTGATTTAAAAGATAATATGCCGCCATCGAGGTCTTGTTCTTGCATTTTGTACATAAACTTGCTAGAAGACCATTCAATAAACTGGTCTGAATTAGCCATTATTAAAGGCTTGTCGTTATCTATATATTCCTTTGCTAATAATGTAGTACATGCAGCTCCTTCGGTAAGACCTTCTACTTCGACTATTTTGCATTTAGGCGCAATTAAGTTTAAAACAGAATCTAAATTGTATTTTTCCTTATGGCTCTTCTGAACGATGAAAATGTAGTTAGCGGTGATGTTAAGGTTATCTACAACTACTTGTATCATGGGTTTCCCGTTAACTTCGATCAAGGGTTTGGGGAAAGCGTATCCAGCTTTCTCAAAACGACTACCTGCGCCTGCCATGGGTATCAATACGTTAAGATCCTCATCTTCCCATTTTGGATTTGCTTTTTCTTCAGTTGACATAAAATTGATTATTTTATTTAAACTTAAATCTTTTGAGTCTTTTACTCTACAGACTTTTGCCCCGCTTCTTTCCGCAGCAAGTAGGCCTGTCGGCGAATCTTCTATAATTATAGTGTCTTCCGGGGCTACTTTCAAAGAAGACATAGTCTTCCAATACATTTCTGGGTGTGGTTTAGGGTTTTTGACATCTTCGTTTGAGACAAGGTAATCGAAGTATTTAACAATACCTAATTGAGATAAAATTTTATAAACAGTTTTTCTTATGGAGTTAGAACAGCAAGCAATTAAGTAGTTGTTGGATTCAAGATATTTAAATATCTCTATTAATTTTTCGCTTGGTTGGATTTTTTCAAGTTGACTGTTTGTCAATTCTTGCTTTTTCGCCCAAATTTTTTCATGCATAGACAAAGGTAAAGATTTCCTGTCTGACAACATTATTAATTTTTCATTTGTACTTAGTCCGTCGTAGATTGAAATATGTTCTGGTTCGGTAATTACATATTCTTTTCCAATCTCTTTAAGCGCTTTGTTTAGAGTTATGTAATGTGTGTCTTTTGTGTCTATTAACACTCCATCTAAATCAAAAATAATTAAGTTCATGCTAAATATCAGGCGATACTTTTAAGGCTAATCTATTATCCCAAAGCCTATTATCCTCAAAAAATTTTTTATATAGAACGCTCGCGTTGCTGATGTTGTTCTCTCCTAGTTGGTAAATTATTTTGTTTTTCCATTCTTTATCGTTTTCAATATAACCAACTATACTTTCGTAGATGTGGCTAAAGCATTCCATAACTTTACTGTTTCCGTAAAACCAAGAGTCAGGTGGGCCTTCTTTAAGCATAAATTCATCCATCCAATAGGCCATATTAATTCTGCTTAGATCATTACAAGGGTTAAAATTTATACACCCCATGTGAGTAATATCAGGCTTCCAAGCAGCTTTAGCGTTTATTTGGCCAAGATCAAAACGAGATTTTATAACTATGTCGTAATTGATTTCTTTTTGTTTTTTTAATAGTTTAAAACATTCACCTATAGAATAAAAATGAGATAGAACACGAGCAGGAGGACGTGGGTAACTAAGCGGTAGGTCTAGGTTTAATTTACGGGCCGTAGGTAAAAAATTAATTTGTTTTTCAAAAAGGTGATCTTTTGGATTATACAAATCTACTATTTGTTTTTTTAATTCGGGCTGCCAACTATGAATATAAACGTCAGTTTTCAGGCCCGGGTAATCGAGTATATGTTTTTTTATATAATTATACCCATTAAGACCTTTAGAGGTGTTGTCTTCTAAAGAGTCAAACAGTCCATGTAAGCAAAGTGCAGCTTTCATATTTTTTTATAATTGCCCCCACAAGCTTTTAAGTTTATTATAATTTAAATTGGGATCATTGCATTTACCTATAGGTATATAGTCTATCTGTGGGTGATTTTTAAAATCCTCTCCCAGACACCTCCAAAAATCCACTACCTTGACTTCTTTTTTACCCGAAAGAACCTGCTCGGGAGTCAGGGATTTAAAAATATCGTCATTGTTGGCGACAAGCACTATGGAAGCATCCTTGAGGGTGTTTTCTAGACTGTCTTCTACTAAGGTATGGTATTGAAGCACTGGCCTAGCCTCGTCGGCAGCTAGTGGATCATAACCTATAACCCTAAGCCCAGCATCAGATAAAGCTTTCGCTAATAATATAGACTGCGACTCTTCAACTATGTGAGAAAGGGGTTTGTAAGCTAACCCTAAAACTGCTGCGGTTTCTCCTTTTTTTACATGAGTTATTATTTTTCTAACAAATCTTTCAGACAAGGTGTCATTATATTCGTCTGTAACATCTAATAAAGAATGGCTAGAGTTTAGCTCATTACAAATGAAAGAAAGAGCGATATTATCTCTTGGGAAACAAGTGCCTCCGAAACCTAATCCTCCCTTTAGGTATTTTGGCCCTATTCTTGAGTCGCTTCCTATTGCTTCAGTAACTGCGTCTACATCGCCAGTTGGAACTTTTTCGCAAAGTTCGGAGATGATATTTGCGAAAGATATTTTCATGGTAATGTAACTATTTAATGCTATTTTTGCTATCTCGGTGTTTTCTATAGACATTCTTCGCATCACAGGTTTTTGTAATGTCATGCGAGTATAAATATCTTCGAGGATTGCTCCTGATTTTTCGTCAAACTCTCCAATAAAATTAAAGTCTGGATTTAAAAAATCTTTTATAATACTTCCGATAGCTATTAACGCAGGACTATAACATACCCCAAAATCTTCGCCACATTTTTTTCCAGACTCTTTTTCGAGGACAGGTATTAATCCGTGCCTCATAGAGCCGGGAAGAACCGTGCTGGTTAATACTATCAGATGGTAACCTTGTTTATTTTTTAAAGCTTTCCCTATATTTTTAAAAGCATGAGCCACATACTGAATTTCAAAAGCCCCCCGAGAATCGCTTGGGGTTGGAACTATTACAAAACTCACGTCAGAAGAGTCTATGGCGTTTTGAACATCTTCAGTTGCCCTAATTGATTTTTTGTTATCTTCAATTAATTTGTTAAGACCGGTTTCTTGAACAGGGGCATGTCCGTTATTTAGTAGAGCTACTGATTTAGATAAAACATCAACCCCTATTATATTAAAGCCTCTACTAGCTAAGCATGCAGCCATGCTCGCACCTAGTTTCCCTAATCCAAAAATGCTAATGTTTTTAATCATGTTTAATTTTACATTTTACAAGCATGTGCCATCCAAGTTTTTTTTCTAACATTTTAAATAATTCTGGGGGCATTTCTTTAAACCAAGGCTCCACTTCGTATTCGTAATTTATATACTTTTCAATATTGTAAGGAAATATATGCTCTTGGGTCATTTGTGTTATTTCATAATTTTTTAATATAGTAGTTAAATCCTTTCTTGTATAGGTATACGCTACAGGGCATCCACTTTGAGCTTCTGGTTGGTCGAGGCCTTCTTGTATCATGAAGTTTTTCCAAGAGTTTTTAGCATATACCATAAAACGAAACTCAGAATAAAAATTTAAAAGCGATTCTATTTTTTTAAAAACTATACTTGGGTTAGGGGTGTGATGAATTACGCCGAAAGAATAAACTAGATCAAATTTTTCACCTTTAAGTAGGTCTTCAAGTTTTTCAGCATTACCTAAAAGGAGTCTTCCTTTTAGTTCAAATACCTCAAAACGTTTTTTTGTTATGTTTAAACTTTTTTCAGACAGTTCTAGCCCTGTGTATTCTGCTCCTGCTCGGGCAAAGTTAATCGCATCAGTCCCTATACCACACCCCACCTCTAAAACTTTCTTACCTTTCCACAAATCAAACTCTGCAAATTTAGGAATATGCGGTTCTACTGTATACTTTCTCTTCTCTACCTCGTTAAAATAATCAATAGTCCCCAATTTTAGTTTTGAATGGCGAATATTACAAGGCCTTGTATTCCAAAATTCTGAAACTTTATTTATATCTTGATTCATTGCTTTATTGGTTTATGCGCTCCTATCTTGTATGCTTTAGTGCACGTATTCTCTATTTTTTTAATAACATCGAGGGCGTCAAATGTGGCAGCGCTTCCGCCGTGCCCGTAAACATCTTTATCAAACTTGAATTCTTTGCATATCAATATGACTTCTTTCAAGTATTTCATCATGTCTGCTTTCCCATTCGCATGAAACAGCAGCATGTCTCTTAAATGATTTAAGGAATCAGAGGTATCAGTTGGCGGTTCCCATTTTTTCATTAAGTGATTTCTACTTTTATAAAATCTTCGTCAGGATTATCGCTTAATACTAAAGCGTATCCGTATCCCCCTGCGCCCATGAGCTTTACTCCGAAATGATTGGACTCTAAATCTTTTAAAATATCACGAGCGTAATCACTCTCATAACCCGGGATCATTGTCTTTTGAGCTTGATGCGTTTCGTTCAAAAACTTTCCTAAAGAAAATATATCTTTATCTTGTATTGATAACCAAACTTTCTCCCCTAACTCAGCGAGATTTCTAACATTAAGGTTGTTTAAATTCTCTCTACCGTCAAAAACCTCATAGTTTTTGGGTCGAGGTTTTGTTTGTTTTAGATAGGTGTATTTACTTAGCCATCTTCTCGTCTCTATTAAAGACTCTTCAACGACGCTTGGAAAATATTCATTTTTAAAATGTAGGCGGTTTATACCCGGTAAACAAATACCTAACTGATCAACTACTCCCGAAATGTATTTTCTGTCGGGTGGGTTTTCTATAGCAAAAACAATTTTAGCTAATTCTATTGGCGCTAAATGCTTTGGCAAGCACGGCCCAAAAATCTTATTTATAATTTTTGTAGTAGAAGAAGAAAGCCCCGAACGTTCTTCTGCGTGAATGGGTTTTATATTGGCTAATATTACTGACCCCGGATAAACTGAGTTTAATAGTTTTTGGTCAAAAAACCCTACTATATCGAGTCTTTGAGGTATAAGATTTATCTGTTCTTTTATGGAAGTGCTTGAGTTTCGTTTGAGGCCGTTTAAAGGCTCTCTTTTCAAGACTATGTATTCCACCCCTTTCGATTCACATAAATTTTGTTTTTCTTCTGTGTGTCCGTCTTCGTTAACTATGAATATGTTATGGGATTCTAGAAGGCTAGCAAAGTTTAATGGAGTGCAGTCTTCGGGTGAAAAAACCTTTGATACAAACTTTAAGGAAGATAGTATATAGCATCTTTCTTTTTGGGTGTATACTGGCCGTTTACCTTTATTTATCAATGAATTTTCATCAGAGCCAACAACAGCGCTTACCTCGCCATAAGACGATGCTTCTTCTAAAAAGCGGGCATGACCACTGTGGAATAAATCAAAAAAACCAGCTACAAGAACTTTCTTCATGAGTTTATTATATTTTTTATCCCTGTGTTTATATCTGTTTTAGGTTGCCAGTATTTAAGTATAGTTTCATTTGGTTCATTCCTCACTCCCATTTGAACTGAGTCTGAATTTTTAGAGACATTAACAGGACAGTTTTCAAAATGAGATGAAATAAAATTTGCTATATCTAAGATTTTAGTCCACTTGAAGCTTGTCACATGAAGGTCTTCGCTTCTCGATATTTCGTCGTATAACTTTGATAAATTGTATAAACATTCACTACAGTCTTTGGAGTAGAGGAACTGCCTTTCTTCTTCCCCAGAAGTGAGCATATTTATTTCATTTTCATTTCGCGCTTTGTTTATAAAGTCGGTTATGACGTGAAATTTCTCTTTATTATGCTCTAGGCCATATACGTTCCAAAATTTGACTATTAAGCCATTTAAACTTTTTGTAAAAGCTTCACCTATAGCCTTGCAAGATCCATAAGGAGAAAACCCCATGCTAGACATTTGAGAAGATGCATAAATAAAAGGTTTATTATATTTTTTAAGCTGTCTAAAAGTATAAAGCTGTAGAGATGTGTTGTTATCTATAAATTTGAAGTCATGCTGATATTTACTTAGATAACGTGATCCTCCCACGTCAAAAGCTAAAAAGAAAACAAAATCCGCCATTTCTATAGCGTGGTTTACCATACCTTCTGTGCGTAGGTCTTGATGAAACCCGTTAACCAAATCAAACTCTATAACATTTTCTCCTTCAGCTTTTAGAAAACTAGTTAAAGCTGCTCCTACTTGTCCTGATGAACCTAAAACTAAATAATTCATATTTGAGATAAAATTTTCCAATTTTTAGGATAAAAACCTGCTTTATGAGGCTTGTCTATTTCATCTGGATGATATTCAAAGGGCGCTATAACGGTTTTAAAATCATTTTTGTTAAGGTAAGCCGCCCACCAGCCGAAAGAGCTTCCCGGAGATAATATATTATGATCGCAAGACATAATCAAAGAAAAATCTTGCATGGGGCTATTTCCCTCAGAAAAAATAAAGTGATCATCCTTAAGATTGTCTTTGCACCAAGAGATATCTTTAGTGTTATCTTCATTACCTCTTTGACCTCCAGAAAAAACTAAAAATTTTACTTTTTTGTTTTTAAAAGATTTAGAGGCTTGTAAAAAATATTTTGCCCAATATGAATCTTTTTTTAAATCTCCATTATTACTGCCAAATAAGTTTTCGGCAGATTTTCTATGCTCCATGTCCACGAGATCTCCTCTCCTCATGTGAACTGAAACTATTTCGTAGTGAGGATATTCTTTTTTAATTTTTTTAATATTCTCTTGGGCTTCTAATAATAAGTAATCTTTTGGGGTAAGTTCCTTTTTGATTTGATTGTTAAATTTTTCAAAATAAAATAAATTTTGAAAATATCCCTGTATATTAGTATGGTTGGGGGTAGAGAAAAAATTTTCATCTAATTTATCAGGGTTTTTCTCAATATATAAATATTTAAGAGACTCAAGGTCATTCTTTTCGATGTAGGGTGAATTGATATTAAATTGATCTAAGAAACATTTTTGACCGTGCCATTCTTTTGCAGAAGGGTGAGGTATTTTTACTTCATATCCATTTGCCAGACCTAAGGCCTTCAGGGCAGCGTATTGAAACAGCTGGTTTCCTAATCTCCCGAAAGAGCCCAATTCTAAAAAAGTTATCATTATTTTTTAAACAAATTAAAAGTCCGCAAGTCTCTGTAGGGAGGGTCTTCTATTTGGTCTTCTGCATGTTGGGGGTAAGCCATCAACAGGGTTAGCCCTCTGGCCGCTTGCTCAGGAGTCATATACATATTCCATCCGCCATCTCCCAAATCATCATCTTGAAAAGGTACACCTATTGTTCTTCCTTCGTACCTTAGTCTTCTTATGGTTTCTACAGCTTTTTCATCATCTGTAAGTATCATACCACCCTTTCCTATTTTAAGCGGCTTCTTGTGGTGAAAGGATAAACACATATAAGAACCCGGTATATACATGTTTGACGTTAGCCTTTTCGCCGCATCATAAATTGGGTGTGGTTTTAATTGGTAAATACCGCTCCATTCAATATCTTCGAATTCAACTCTAGCACCAGCTTGTAATATAGATTGAGGCGGTGATACATATGTACGAGAAGGTATTGTTACAGTAGAGCCTTGAACTTCGCAATACTTGCAACAAAGAAAAATAGCGTCAGTGCAGCTATCGCAAGCAATAGCGTACGGAGCTCCCGTGTATTCTGCTATAGCTTCCTCAAACCACTCAACTATCTCAAAAGGATTTCTCACTTCTCTAATATATAATATTTCTTACGGAACCCGCAGCTTTCAAACAGTCTCCTACTTGCTTCGTTGTCAATTTTAACCTTAGCGAAAGAATTTGGAAATTTTTCCATGAAAGCCTCGACCATAAACTTACCGACACCTTTATTTTGATGTGTTTTCTTTGTAGCTAGTCTTATATCATTTTCAACATGACCTATAAAGCCTATCACTTCGCCGCTATCAACGCACACTAAGTAATTGGAAAAGTTTTTAAACATATAGGCATGATGAGTTGCTGTTGGTATTATACTAGGGTCTCCAAAGCCTTCTCTGTTATCATTCCTAATATCAAGAATACCGTACCAGTGGTCTCCGGGTAAATTACTACATTCTACTAATTCCATACGTCTTCCTCATGAAGTACTGGGTGGTCAACATTTCCCCAATAAGCTAATAAATAAGTCCTACTGGACTTCCAGCCTTCGAGCTGGAGCAACGGGCCAAGCGAAGAACCTATATCCATATATTGATTATTGTCATGATTCTTAAAAAGATCATAACATAAAAAATTACTAAGCGAAGCGGCAGAAAAAAGAAATAAATGATTGGATATATTATTTTCTTTTATCCACTCACTAATTTTTTCAGGCAGATCAAAATTATTAACCATGCAATTGGTCCCAATTGGAAAAAACTTTTTAACGTCAAATGGTAATTTATCTAACTTTGAGTTCTCGTTAGCTACTAAAACAATGTCACGTTGAGTAAACAGCGGTAGCATTTCGTTAATAAACCTGCTATAATTACCGTTTATCATGACATTAGAAAAAGATAAATTTTCCCAGTCTTCTGTGCCGTATAGTTCAGTACAAAATTTCCACGACTCTCCGCCGTCTAAACTATTTTGGCCGGGTATACCTTTTATGTAATTTTCTTTTCGGAAGAGAAAAGCGTCTATCAATTTGCAGTGTTGTTTTTTATTTTTCTCAGGTATAAAACTTTTTTGCTCTTCGGGCATGTAGCTATTTGCATAAATCTTACTAGACCCATGAATATCGCCTTGAATAAAATGATCTTCCGCTAAAACTACAGTTTTGTTTCTAAGTACGGTAACTTCTCCATCCGAAAATCTAGAAAAAGCAAAAGGAGTTTCGCTCTTTACTAAATTTAAAAGTTTATCGAATTCTTTTTTATAACTTTTCATTTATAAAATCTAAATTTAAGCCGTAAAAATATTTAGGTTTCCATCCTGTAGCTTTTGTTATCTTCGATGTATCTACCGAGTATCGAATATCTTGGCCCCATCTATCTTCAACAAATTGTATCTCTTCGTCCGTTTTATTAAAAGTTTTTATAATAGCCCGAACTACATCTATATTTTGTATGTAATTATTAGCGGCTATATTGAAGCATTGATTTTTTATCTTTTTATCAATAATACTCATGATCCCATCCACATTATCCTTAACATATGTCCAATCCCTTACGTAGGAACCGTCTCCGTGAACAGGTATTTTTTCACCATCTCTTAAGCAAGATATACATTTAGCAATCAACTTCTCCTCGTATTGACGAGCTCCATAATTATTACCACTCCTAGTCATTACGTAGTCAACTCCGTAAGTTCTATGATAAGAATTTATTAACATCTCAGAGCAAGCTTTTGTCGCTGAGTAAGGGTTACTAGGATTAAGCTTATCTGTTTCTTTAAAAGAGCCTTCTTCTATATCTCCATATACTTCATCCGTACTAATATGAAAAAATAATGGCCTTTTGTATTTAGGGGTCACTCTTACTAGTTCTAATAAATTGTGGACTCCGTTGACATTCGACTCAATAAAAGGGGCACAATTAGTTATAGAGTTATCTACATGACTTTCAGCGGCAAAATTTATCAATATATTACATGTGGGTATATGCCTAACATTTGCTATATTAGCGTGTGTTAATGAGTAGTTAGGATTCTTATCCCAAGGTAGAGTTCTATGAGAAGCGTAACCCATTTTGTCTATATCATGCACCTTCCAGCCTCGCTCGAGTGCAGCTTCAACAAAATGACTCCCTATAAAACCTCTTCCTCCTGTGACAGTTACCTTCATATAACCTGTAAGATCTTTTCGGCAGATTTACCATCTCCAAATGGACATTCTGAAGTAGGGATGTAGTTTTCTTTTACTTTATTAAAAATTTCAGGTAAGTCTCCTACCTTTTTGCAAAGGTGATTGAATGAGTCGAGAGCTTCAGGTCTTTCTGTTGTTTCCCTGCATACAATGACCCTCTTTTTAAGAAAGGAAGCTTCCTCTTGAACTCCGCCGCTGTCACTAATTAAAAACCTACATGCAGAAACTCTTTTTATAAAATATGCATGGCTCATAGGGTCAACCGTTGAGACATTGGTTAAGCCTTTTTTAAGAACGCATCTCGAGTTTGGATTTGGGTGAGACACAAAAATAAAATTTAAATCCGGATTATCTTGAGCAATGTCCTCTATTTGAGAATACCAAAAAGGAATTGACTTATGATTTTCTCTGCGATGTAAGGTAATAAGAACATCGTTGTTGTAGCTTGTGGGAATATCTTGAAGATGGTCTAGCACTGTGTTGCCTACAATATGTATTTCACCTTGAGTTATTTCTTTTAGCAAGTTCGTTTTATTTGATTTAGTGGCACAAAGATGTATATCTGCAATCCTTGATATACATTGCCTATAAACTTCTTCAGGGTAAGGGTGGTTTTTATCGTAAGTGCGTAAACCTGCCTCTAAATGTATGACTTTTAAGCCTTTGTTGAAAGCGGATAGAGCACAAGTAAAAGCCGAGGCTGTGTCTCCTTGGACTAACACGTGAGTAAAACCGTCCTCTAGGACTTGATCTAAGGAATAAGACCCGGTTATACTGGAAATAATAGAATTAAGACGGTTAGGAGCGCTGTCGTGCATCTCAAATGCGTAATCCGGCTTGACAGTCCCTTTACCTATATCTTTATGCTGACCAGTAAATAAAGTTCGTATATTATGCCATTGTGATAACTCGTGAAGAATTATAGGTTCTATTTTAATATACTCTGGCCTAGTGCCATAACATATCAATATTTTTTTCACGACTTTATTAACTTAAATCCTTTCTTAATGGTTGATTTTAAAGCGTCTCCAAAATGCGATCCGTGGTAATTAACAGATATCGCGTTTTTGTCTACGCCGTATTGATAAGCTAAAGTAGGATTAGAGCCCCACATATCTCTATCTTTTTCAGGATGAGGTGGCACGTAGGTATTGAGACCTAAATGTTTTTGAATGGCGTACGAAAAATACATATCTTCACCGCATATTCTACTTTCAGGTATTGGAGCCTCCCTCCAGAAAGCTCCCAACCATTCCCTTTTGAAGAACCAGCTATGGCCTACTATATCTACTCTAGTTGTGACTTCGTTAGGGTTAGACCATCCCCACCTATCGTAACTAATATAATTTTCATCATTAAATATAACTCCAATAGTACCCAACAAACCTTCATTAGTTTTAATGGTTTCTAAGCAATTCTCTAACCACTTAGGTCCGGGGATTGTGTCGTCGTCAAAAACGCAAACATACTCAGTAGTCGCGTTGAGTGCATATGCAAACCGAGCCCAAACGCCAAAGTTTGCATTATTGGTAGTTACTACACAGTTGGATAAGACTGAGTAATCAAAACGTACATCACTGTCTTTATTCTGCCAAAACATAACCATATCTGGCTTAATGGTTTGTCTCTTTAGCGCCTCCATTTGAGGCGTTAAAGCATGGGGGCGTTTGTATCCATTTAAAATTACTGTTATTTTACCGTCTGACATTTCTTATTAATTCTATTAGGTCTTCTTTTTTGCTTCTCATAGTATTTATCAGTTCTAAACCATTTTTTTCATACCAAGGCTCGTAAGAAGCTCCGATTAACTGATTAGTTTCTACTTCTAAGCCTAACATTTTAGCCTCTAGAACTAAGCGACAACATGTTTCAGGGGTCGATGGATGAAATGCTAAACCAGAATATTCAGAGAGAGTTTGTAGAAAACATTCGTAATCCGGATTCTTTATCACATCAAGATCTAAATTATTATCTTGGCAAAACTTTATTGACTGAGCAGTTCCTTTTTGAGGGTATGGAGAATCTACAACAGCGTATTTATTATTTTTTTTGTTATGAGAAAGCGCTTGTATAAATTCTAAGTGGGCATCCGACCACAAATTTCCAGAAAAATTGATTGTTTTTTCGGGGAGGTTTAAATTCTTATCGTAAATATTTTTTTGAAAAGCCGTTTGGCAAATTATGGCTTTGGCTCTCTGATGAAATGAAACGTTTATAAGTTCGTTATGAGGAACTATGAAATTAGGATATATAGCTGGGTTGGTGTGTTGCACAAACTTATAGTCATGGCAGTAAAGAATATATTTGCAATTGTCCTCTATTGATTGGCGGATAGAGGGGTTAATTCCAAAAAAGTTGGATATTATAAAAAAAGAATCGAGGTTCTCTTGAATGAACCCCGGATACAAGTAGCGACTTTTGATTTTTTGTACGTCGTAGTGTTTGTTTAAAGTAATAAAAATCTCTTCATCATTTAAAGCTGCTCCACCTACAAAGTCATCAATAAAGAAGTCACTAATTAATATAATTTTATCATTCAATGGTAAAATTTTTGGAGCCTGTGTTTCTGCTAGGGTCTTTTGGGTGTTTCGCACCTTTTCGGCTTTTAGAGTAATCTTCGAAGAACTTTTTCTTTACTGGGTCGTGGCCATGACGTTCTTCTCTTTTGGCCGAGGCTTCGGCAGATTGATCCCATAAATCGCCGATAGACCCTTTGGCTTTTTCGCGAAAATCTTTCGCTGAATGAGGATTTATTTTGGTGTCGATAGAGGCGTTAGGGATTGTGTAAACCCTATCGTAATCTACGCCATCAATATTGTACACGTGTTCTTCGTGTACGCTCTGCAAAACAGTAACTTGCTCGCCGGTTTCAGGGTGTTCGTAAATGTATTCAGGCACTCATTACCTCCACTATTTTATCAACGGTTTTTGCGTAGCTAAAATCTTCTTGAAGCTTTAACCCTTCTTTATTAATCGGGGAATCTTTATATCTCTGAACAGCTTTCTCGCAGCCGTCAATGAATTCATCTGGATCAAACGTGAATATTTGACCTTGGTTGAAAGCTCCTCCTTTTTTAAAGAAAACTCCATCAGCAGAATCAGTTTTACCGTTTGGTTCTACTAAAACACAATTATCATTATTAGCCCAATCCTTATAAGAACTAGCATTAAGTATAACTGCATGTTTCCCGAGGGCAACAGACTGAAATTCAGGAAGGCCCCATCCTTCAGCACCCGACATTCCTATGGATATGTTTCCAGAATTTAAAAAGTCGTTGTAAAGACTGTTTTTTTGCATCATTCCCAAAAAGTTAATATTAAAATATTGTTTACCTTCTAATATTTGGGATATATGATTCTTGAAATCTTCTTCTTTTAAAAATGGGTTAGCTATAGCGCACTGAAGTACATAGTCCTTGTTGTTTCCGTACTTTTTTAACCAAGATTGAATGACTTCTTTATGGTGTTTTCTTTTTTCTAGCTTGCCTCCTAAATTAAATACGATTTTACCTTTTAGGTAATCGTTATCCTTTACATGAAAGTTGTGTTTGTCAAAACCGAGGGGGATATAGTGACAATTGTTTACGCCGTGATCTTCTAATATTTTTTTAGCGTAATTAGAGCTAACTATAATATTTTTTTGGTTATTAGCTATATTTACCTCAAAAGAAGTTGGATGGTCGAGTTCATAAAAAGTGAATAATGTTTGGTCTTTTGCATAAGAGTTGAGGCTGTCCTGATTAAGATGCCACAGCTTGAAAACAGGAGTATCTCTTTTATATTCCTCGAAAGCCCGCTTAATTCCTTCCTGTATCCATTGGTTGAACTCAGGGGTTGTTTCTTGGCTACTTAAATCAATTTGGCCTACAGTAAATAAAGAAGGCTGCACGCCCCTCTCGTGAAATTCACGAAGAAGGGCAGTGCTAACCTGACCAAAGCTTACCCCGTTAAGGGGTAGATGTAACGCAAAGTCCATTAAAACAATGCGCCGTCATCTGAGGAATCATTGGAAGCTGCTGGGGCTGCGGCAGGCGTAGCTTGAGCTTTGCTTTCTCTTTCCTCTTTAGTTTCACTTAGGTAAATACGGAGGTCTGGAGACTTTTCGTTCTTTACAGTTCCGTCTTCGTTGTATTTGGATTTATTTTTGAATACTACAAGCTGCACTTTACCGCTTGCATCCTTTAATTCAATGTGTCCAGTCATGTATTGAGAGCCGTTATTGCTCTTCTTTGCCCAAAGAGCGCCAAGTTCGCGCTCTTGCCAGTCGTTAGTTTTGTCAGTGTTTGACATAAGAGTCTTTAGATTATAGCAAGAAAAAGGAATGTCAACATTTTTTTTCAAATATTATCCAATAATTTTTCACTTGTTATCTTTTTGCGCAAGATTGATATTCCTTTATTATGTAAATTTATCGCTGTTTGAGTGCTTATTTTTAAATTTGAAGCTACAACGCACCAAGAAGGTTTTTTCTCTTCTTTAGAGTATCTCATTGAAAATATTTTTTTTATTCTTTGGTCTTTAAGTTGGCTCAATATGTTTTCAATAAATTCAAAAAGCACTGGTCCTCCGCTTGACTCTTCTTCTTCGTTTAGGTAATCTAAAATATCGTCTCCTGTAGTTATCAATCTATCTTTGCTTTTTTTATTTAAAGTATTTAGACAGTGGTATTTTGTCTGATTAGCTAACCAAGTAGAAAACTTAACATTTTTATCTGTGCTAAAACTCTTAACAGAATTCCAAATAATTAAATTTTTATCGGCGGCTGTTTCATTAATATCTATATTGTTTGCGAAGAAGCTTTTAGTATATTTTTTTAGAATTTTGAAATAAAGGCCGCTATGTCTTTCCGACAATTCTAAGAGACTTTTCTCACAATTTCTCTTTTTAACCCTTTCCACTAAGTGATTATCACTTAAAAAAGACCATTGGATTTTTTCCATAAGTTAACCTTTTCCCCGAATTGCATAAAAGAACAAACGCTATCTAACTGAAGATCAATAACATAGCGATGATGTTTCTTAAACAAACGCGGTAAGATTATACTGTATTCAATCAAATCTTCAAAATCTTTTTCTAAAAAAACATTGGCGTCAGAGAATGGACTTTCGAAAGAATCTTCAGATTCGATGTAAACTTGGACTAAATAAGCAAAATAATTATCTTTATCAGTAGAAAATATTTCAGAAGGAAATTTACAAATTTTTATTTCATAAGAAAAAAAAGAGTATAAATTTTTAAAATTTAAATGAGAGAAATAATTTAAGTTATTAGATTTAAGGTTTATTAAAGCGTTTTTCCCACAATATGCCATTATAGGTTGGCATTTTTGTTGTGAAAGAGAACTTGCTTCAAGCATATATATTCTTAATCCAATTCAATAACTTTTTACAATTAAATATTTTTAAATTATTGTCATGTTCGGTGGGCCAGTTTAAAATAAAATCAGATTCCGCCTTTACTTTTGGGTCATTTTCTCTTTCCGCCTCATTTGCAGGAGGTATAAAAACTCTTTTACCATTTATGTTATTAAATCTAGAAATATGAACTAAAACTCCGTTTATTTCGTTTTTTATCCAATAGCACTCATCCTTATCGTACTCATTGAACCTTATATCTGTTATAATATTTATTTTTTCTGGATCTAATTCTTTTTCCAACCGGTCTATCCAATGCCTACCAGAACTTAAATTTCTTCTTATTTGCCCGTGTGACACTAAAAAAGGCCTAATCACCCCCTTTTCCTCTCTTGAACAGTTTATTGAATCTATGCCGTATAATTTTTTGCAAGTTTCGTTTACTTCTTCTTTTAAATTTCTCGCTATAGATAACTCATTACATGGCAAATCTAATCTGTTTAAGAATTTCTTTATAATATCACAAACAGTATTCTTTCCACATCCAGCTACTCCACTTAAACCTATGTTTTTATATTTGAATTTCATTTAAACTAAAAATATTACAATTAAACTTATACTTATAATATAATATAAATATATATAAACTTTTCCCTAGAAAGTCGGAGTGAAACGAAGACTTTCCCCGTATTGGCGGCTATTCCAAAACACCGGTAATCTTTCTTTTCCCTGAGAATACTCCCCGGCTAGCCTTTATGGGATACACGGTAGAACATATCCACTCTATATGACATCACCTTACCTACTGTCCCAATGAAGCGCCCTTTCACGCCAATTGGTTATCTCCGGTTGCAAGTCTTCACAGCAGAGCCGGACGTTAGATTACGGGGCTGCCCACCTTAGTAATGCAGTAGGGCAACAATACTACATGGGGACCTTGTAGGTTTATTGGTGGGCATTGTCAACTGTTTTCTAATAGATTTTTGAAAAAAATAATCCAGATACCTTTTTCGGGAAAAATTCGTTTTTTTCTTGACCTTATTTTGTTTAGGTGAAAAATTATTTTTTTTGATCTATGGAGATTAAATACAGCAAACTAAACTCAGAAGCAAAAGAACCTTTTCGGGCTAATCCCTCGGACGCAGGTTACGATTTGTTTTCGACCCAATACGAAACGTTGGAGCCGTTTCAAAGAAAATTAATTTCAACCGGTATAAACATAGAGATACCGGACGGTTTTTACGGCAGAATCGCCCCAAGGAGCGGTTTAGCGTGTAAAAAAGGTATAGATGTCTTGGCTGGAGTGATAGATTCTGGTTACAGGGGAGAAATAAAAGTTTTATTGATAAATTTTAATTTAGAAGGGTATAATTTTAAACCAAGTGCTTTTGAAGCAATGTTTGGATCAATGAATAAACTAGATATTAAACCCGGCGACAGGATAGCTCAATTAATAATTGAAAAATGTCATCCTATTGAGTGGAAAAAAATGAAAACACTAGATACTTCTCACAGGGGCCACGGCGGCTTTGGTAGTTCAGGGGAATAAACATGCAAAAATCAAATAAAGAAGCCCTTTCTTATAATCTGAAAATGGTAGGCACCGAAGTTCATGTCGTAAAAGGCGGCTGGAAAGGGAAAGTCGAAAGAGTAATTGACGAAGAATACTTTGAAGTCTCAAAGCTAGACAACCCTTTAATTTCTGAAGTTGTGTCAATGTACGATATCCGCTCTACCTCTTACGAGACTTTGTGACCCTTGAGTCTCACCGATATTAGCGTAAACCCCCCTTTTTCTTAAGAAAAAATGGTGTGTGCCATCTTGGCACGGCCACTGCTAAATGAATGCTATGTATTCACATAATACTTTCAGCAGGGGCCTGCTTGATTTTGCAACGCCGTTACTAGATGAAATTGAACGCACGTACAATCCTGCGTTTACTGAGGAAAACGGAGATTATATTTTTGAGGTAGAAATGCCCGGCTTTACGAAAGATGACGTAAAAGTTAATGTAGATGCGGCAGGGCACCTCAACGTTCAAGGAAAAACCACAAGAAGAGGAAAAGAGTTAAAGTTTGGACAAACTTATCATATTCCCGACAAAGCCGATCCGTCCACCGCGGACGCATCCCTGAAAGATGGGATTTTTAGGCTAATATTCAAAAAGAAAAACAAACATAAACCTAAAGAAATCAAAATTAAATAAAAGGGTATAAAGAACCGGGCTTGAGCCCGGTTTTTTTGTGTAATAATAGGTATGCCGCTTCCCTCTCCTAAGAAAGGTCAAAACAAAAAAGACTTTATTGACGCATGTATGGCTAGCTCGGTAATGAACGACGAGTATAAAGACCCTAAACAAAGATTAGCTGTATGTTATTCCCAGCACCGAAAGTCCTCAGCCTCAGCTACTTGGGACGAAATTGAATTTGACAAATTTTTAATTTTTAAATAGAATTTTTCAAATGGTTAACGAATTCATTTTGACTCAAAAAACGCATGACCAGATAACAAGCCTGCTTGATCAGGTCATCGAAGTTTCGATATGGCAAGACGCTGAAGCCAAATCTAAAGACCCAGTCAACAACCAAGGGGATAGTTTCATAACAAATAAATTAAAAATTATTCGGGAGACTTTAAAAAATGACATTAAATAAAACTTTAGAAAAACTTCTAGCTTCAAAAAATGAATTACTAGAGTCGATTGAAGTATGCTGCAAAAGTATTGAATTTTGGGAAGAAAGGGCTAATGAAGTCTTTACCCGTATGGACAAATTCGAAGAAGAAAGTTTTCTAGGGACGGAAGAACAGAACGAAGAACATTACCGAAAATTAATGAACGAATCCAACAAAATAATGAATCGCGTTAATTTCGAGAACAATCAATTAGACATATTAGAAGCAAAAATTTTAGACCTAGAGGAAACAATCATACAAGCTCTATCGAAATATGCCAAAAAACAAAAAAAATAAAAAATATTATTTGATAGAGTCGGAAGCTCGAAAATGGTCTTACGGGGCCTTCCCTCATACTGAAGAAGGTTTACAGCAAGCAAAAAAATATATGGGAGCCCTTCAAAAAAAAACGAAAGAGAAACTAGAAATAGTTGAAAAATAACTTGACGGACAACCCCGTCAGAACTAAAGTAAATCACACACCTGCTTAAGGGTGTATTTTTTTCTACCAAGATGGAAATAAAAGTAAAAAAAAGAAACGGTAAACTGGAAGAATTTGACGTAGAGAAGATAAACAAGTGTGTTTATCGAGCTTGCGCAGGTATCGACGGCAACAACGTATCAGCAAGCGAAGTTATCCTAGATGCTCAATTACAACTTTACGATAAGATTACTACGAAAGAAATTGACGAAGCTTTAATTTTGTCAGCTCGAGCTAAGATAGAAAAAGAGCCAAATTACAGCAATGTTGCCGCCGCTTTAGCTGTTAACGCGCTCTATAAAGAAGTTTTTAGAGAGAGCGTAGACTCAGACACTTTTGATTTACAATATAAAAAGTCTTTTGTCCAAGGCGTAAAAAAGCTAGTAAAGAATGAAATTTTAAACGAGAAGCTTTTAGAATATGACTTAAAAAAGCTATCTGACGCCATTGACCCATCTAGAGATGAAAAATTTAAATACCTAGGATTACAAATTTTAATAGATAGATATTTTATTCGCGTAAATAATAAGATAATCGAATCGCCCCAAGCGTTCTGGATGAGGATCGCGATGGGATTAGCTTTAAATGAAGAAAATAAAGAAGAACGAGCAATTGAATTTTACAACCTGTTTAGCAATCTGCTTTACACTCCATCCACTCCTACATTATT